TTTTTATCTCTCGTTGTCGAAACCCATCGAGCTCGTAGACTATCAGTCCTCCTCCGTAACTGCTTTCACAGTCTTGGCAAGGTCTGATAATTTTTCCGTCTCTCTCGAAAATTTTTCCAGCACTTCGATATTGTTTTGATGAGTCTGAATAAATTTCAGTCCAGTCGTCCAAAAGTTCATTGGCTCGGAAGACTTTGAGGTTGTTTTCGCCTTCCGTTGTGTAGATGTAGTACGCATCAGATTTATACATTATAGGGTCGTCATACCAACCCTCTTTAATTACTTTCACTAACTCCCAATCGTACGGGAAGTTCTTTGCCTTATAGAGTTCAAGTTGTCTGTTGTTGACAGTCTCTGGGAGCATATAATACTCTCCATTATCTTCAAACACACAAGGGAACGAAAGATGGTAAGGTCTTTCTAAAACTACTTCGTTTTTACCTTCTTTGTTTTTGATGGCGATAACGCCTTTGTCGTAGTTGTAGAGTTCAAAGAAGATGACTCCATCGAGGATGAAGGGGTCGGCTTCGTAGGTGTCTCCAACTGACTCGATGATTCTTCCATCTTGGATGATAACCCATCTGTTTTTCTTAACATTATCCATAAAATATATTCACGTCTTTCTTCTGGAACAGCTAACCATGTTTTCCAGCCCTTAACTTTATTTAGTCTTTCCCCTACTGCTTGTAGTGTTGGGATATTCACACCCCAAAATCTTTGTGAGTGGAATTTAATTAAGTCTGGTGTAATATCAGGGTCTCCGTATTGGTCTGTCATCATTACGTAGTTGATAAGGAATCCACCAGGGGCTACCAACTTCTGCATTTTCTCTAACTGTTTTTCATTCCAGTCATTTAAAAGGTTTCCCTCAATCGGCATATCCATTACCACTAAGTCGTATTGTTTGTTTTCAAAGTCGTGGTCGTAGAAGTTGTCTTGGATAAGTTCATAGTTTGGTGCTAGATATTGTTTCACTTTAGTGCTAATAGCTACACCAGTAACATGGTCAAAGTATGAAGCTAAGTATTGCGAGGTGTTAACACCTTCGTGTCCATAACAACCCACATCTAGTACACGTGAATCTTTAGGGAGTATTGATATAAATTTTTCTATTGTTTCCATCTAAAATATAATTAGGTTGTAAATCGGGATTGTCTTTTACCCACTTTGGGATAAATCTCCATTTGTATTTTGGGTTCGGGTACTGGTCTCGGTTCTTAATCATCTCTCGCCAGTTATCTGCACCACCACCAAAGTTTAAGATTCCAAGTTTATTTTCTATAGCCCACAAGATGAGAGAAAACCACATAAATGTTCCCAAGTGTCTGTCGTTGTTCTTGTCATACATCGGAGGTTCACACTGCCAGTAGCCATCTTCTTTCTTAATGAAATGCATTGAGATTTCTGTTTCAAAAACTATCATCTCCCAGTTCTCTAAGTGTTCTACGGGATAAGCCCATTGGATTGGTTTACCTCGGACTAACTGCCTCTCCCAGAGTTCCATATAACTTTTAACCTTTTCTTTATCAAATTCTGTTTGCTTATAAGTAAGGTCTTTATTTCTATCCATTACTAGACGATATTCTTGTCTAGCTGATTTGGATAAACTTTTGATATAGGATTCTTTAGTGTAAAGAGTGGTATCAAGTATTAACATAGTAACCAACACCTTTATCATCTGGTTCAGTAGGAGGATAGACTTCTAGGAATAGTTGTCGTAACTTATCTTCGTAAGGATTATCTTTCTTATGAACTGCATTATGGTAGTAAAGAGAAATAAAGTGAATAAATGGTTCTGGTATCTTCCAACCATTATAGACTTCTGTAGAAAGTAGAAGCATATCTTCAATGTCTTCTGGGTAATAACCGTCTCCAGGATGTCTTAAATCAATCCATGGAAACTCCTTTGTTAGAAGTAAGACTTCTTCATAGTCTTCGTTTGAAACAAATAAGTCTAAGTCAGGGTGGTCAGGGTCAAGGTCTGGGAGTTCTTCCCAATTCCTCTGAACCACGTAGTCAAATGGCTCTAATGATTTTCTAATATTTTCAACCAATTCTCGCATACGTTACTCCAATCATAGGCTTTCGCCCATTCTTTATTTACTTGTTTTTTCTCTTTGAGTGCTTTGATGACTTCTTGTGAGAGTTCTTCAAGTTTTGCTTCGTCTTTAAGAGCGAAGTCAAACTGGTACGGTCCTGCCCAATCATCTTTTGTTTTTCCACTATGGACTTGGAAACCAACTCCAGCTTTATCCCCAAGGGCGGCAAAGTCAGTAGTAATCGGATAGCACCCCGAAGCCACGGCTTTGGTGTAAGAAATACAATCAATTTCAGCAAATTCCGTAGGATATAAAAATATATTAGCCTTTTCATAGAGTTCTTTAATTTCTTCATGTCCTAGTCGTCCAAGGTTTTCTACAACACCTTCCATGTCTTTCAACTGCTTTTCTTTCCAAGTCATGATTTCAGAATTGGAACCATGTGCGTGGTCGAATACCGTCCAGCCATAAGCCCAAACAAATCGAGCTTCTGGGATTTCCTTCTTAACACGCTTTGCTATATTTATGTAAGCAGATATAGAACGGTCTGGAGATGAGGTATTGATAACCAATAAGTCATCTTTATTCTCACCAATAAACTTTTCGTATTCTATACCATTAGGAATAACTGCAATTTTATCGTCAGAGATGTTTGGAAATAAAGACCGATGGAAATTTGACTTAACAAATACCTTTTCAATCTTCTCCATTCTCTTAGGTGTAAATTCACCCTCTGGGTAAACATCGTGCATATCTACGAATACTCTTGAGTTGATGTCGTAGTCTGCGTAACGTGGTGTTCGCCAAAGAATTGTAATATCCTGTTTATCTCTGTAGTTCCAAGACCAGAAAGGTTTATAGGTTACTCCGTCAAATTCCTGTGCTTCGTGTCCGATATTATTGTAAACTGTTACGTTGTAGCCAGCTTTAGCAAATCGTTTGGATAGATGGATAACAGCTTCTTCACTTCCACCAATACCCTTTTCAATAGCAGTTTTTGGAGACCATTCTTCTTCTGTGAATCCACAAAAGATTACTAAGTCTTTACCATTAGATTCTTCTTTAATAAAGTTGGTGTTTCGTATGTTACAAATAGCGGGGTGAGATTGGAATTCAGTTGGTACTTTATCAAGTGCTTTTTTTAAATCTTCTCCTTTAAGTTTGAGAAGTTTCTTAACTTCTTTCATCGCTTTCTCATATCTATCAACTTCTGTTTCCATTAGTTTGATAGTATGTTTTAACGACTTATCTTTAGGGTAGATTTTGACACACTGCTGTAAACAAACCATAGCTAGAGTTGGGAGTGAGAGATTGAAATATGCTTTTGCTAAGTTCATTAACGGAACATAATCATAGTCTCTTGGGTTGTAAACGATAATCTTGTAGTAAGGTGGTTTCTTTAGAAGACCAGATTTAAACATCGCTGCCGCTTCCTCGTTTCGATTAGATTCAAGGTATAGCGAACCAAGTAAATGGTAAGCATCTGGATAATGAGGTTTAAGACCAATAGCAAATTGTGCTTCCTCGATAGCCTTAGGTTTGTTTCCTAGTGACCACAGAGATTCAGCACGTCTTAATCGGACGATATATTTTTCATCATCACTTTGAGATGTTTCTAAAAACTTTTCAAAAGCCTCTAAGGCTTCGCTATCTTTTCCGAGAGCCTTGTAAGAGTTACCTAAATTCCAGTAACTTCGTGGGTCATTGGGTTCTGTTTCAACTTGGTGTTTAGCAACTTCTAGGTTTCGTTCTTTTGCCTCTCCAAATCTTTCATCATTAGAAAGATGAAGTCTCTCAATGTCTTTAATAAAATAACGAGTTAGTTCACGGTTCTCTTTAAAGTCTTCATGAAGTGCACCAGCCCATTCCACACAGCCATCATTTTTAATAACCATAGCTTTAGGGTGAACCACGATTGGATTCTTCCATTCATCAAAGGCGTAAAGATAATTAACTGAATAAACATCAGCTGGGTTTTTCTCGATAGCAGATTTTAGGTTTTCAAGTCCACGGTAGGCATCGTCTGCATCCATCCAAAGTATGTAGTCAAAATCTTCTGGTACTTGTGAGAAATTAAAGTTACGAGCTTTTGAGAAATCATTACACCATTCAAAATGAGAAACAGTAGTGTTGTAAATTTTACACACTTCTTCTACTCTTTCGTTTGGTTGGGTGATGGTAATAAAAATTCCATCTACGTGGTCTGCTGTATATTTAAGGGCTTGTGCTAAAGCATCAGCTTCAGTATCAGAACCTTTAACGATTAAACAAAGTGCCAGCTTCATACTTTGTCTCCTGCTCTAAATTCTGGGAACGTGTTGGCGAACCAAAGTGTTCCTTGTTTGGAGGCATAATACTGAATCTCATCTTCTGATAAAAGTCTTTGAATAAGACCGAATAAAGTTTCTGGAACTTCTGTTAGTGCTCGTTCTGCAAAATCCATTTTGGTAGCAGCGAACTTATTTTGATTTTCCCTCTTTTGTTTTATTTGATTACAAACAAATATGTATTCATCTTTGTAAAACTTTTTATACTGTTCTACAGTTGCTTTCAATTTGTTCTGTGCTTCTATCATTTCGTTTGCTTTCACGTTGCATCGCCCAACCGAACGTGAATAAGGAGGGCGATAACAAACTAATTATGTATTGTTAGTCTTTGTCAAAGTGGGGGCAAATACCACCATTCCTTGCTTTCCCGCAGTTGCAGTTATAGCATAGAATTTGGTAATTTCCAGGAAAATTATCTTTAAGGATTTTAGTGATTAATCTATCACTTCCACCAGCACGGTTGATATTCATTTCTCGACGTTCCTGTGCACCATTATTATCTACATGGTCTATTGTTAGGAATTTATAGTTAACTTCCCCACAACAATTACATCTATTCCCATAATGATTTAATACGATAGACCTTCTGGAAAATCTTAGTTTCCGAAGATACTCAGCATTCTTCGTATAATGCTTTTTCTTGTATTCTTGGAATTTCGGTTTATGTTCCTGATAATACCTAGCCCAGTATCCTTTCGAATTAGTAGGCATTAAAATTGTTTTCAATTTGCATTACCTCTTTCAAATTGAATAAAAGAGGTAATAACAATTAATCAGTGAAGGGATTAATCCTTATCAAAGCCTGACGCAAAGAAGTTAGAGTCTTGGTTGCGTGTTTCAAGGGTGAACTTACCAACAACAGCTCTGTTGTCGTAGTCACCTGAACGTGCAAGTCCAGTGTCAATAGTTGGTTTGCTCAAGAAAGCGATTTTTAGTTTCTCTGGGCGAATAGCCAAGATACGACCAGTTGCATCAGTAGATTGCTGAATGTAACGGTGTGTATGGATTCTTAGAGTACCAAAAGCGGTTTCGTAAGTGGTTACTGTACGTACAATTTGAGTTTGTCCGCCTGGGTTGTTAACAACAACATTACTCTTTTGAGTAAAGTTATCAGTAGCAGCACGTAAGAAGGAGCCCATGAAAATATCAGTGGCTACATCTCCGTTACTGTTATCCCAACAGTTCTTCATCAAACTATCTAAGATAGATGCAGACCATACAGTTCCAGAGTTATGAGCAGTAGTATTGGTGGATTTAGAAATCGCAGCAATAATACCCATCATTTTAGGAGCAGTACCAGAAACACCAGAAGCTAAAGTAGAACGAACAAGGTCAAATTCTGCTGCATTACCCCAGTCCATAAGGGCTTTTTGTGTTTGACGAGTTAATTCGTCTTCACCATGGTAATGAGAGATGTCTTGCTGTGTGCGAGATACTTTAAAGTTCTTAGCTACAATTTCAACCAAGTTGGTCAAACGTGTAGGTGTAGTGTTTGCAGTAGCAGTATAATCAGCAGCTTCTTCTACAGCGAGGGAAGCAGCGGTAGCGAGTGTATCAACTAAGTAAGAGTGAATAGTGTTGATAGCAGTTGTCTTACCTAACATGTTAAAGATTTGAGTTTCTTTAGCAGTTAAGATTTCAACAGCGTTCAATACAACGTCTTCTTTTGCAGATACATCGCCATAGGTACGTAAGATAGCATCAGATGCCATATTAGTTCCTTACAAGATTTGGTTGGTTACTTGCCTATATCAAAGGCTTCCATAACAGCTTGTGTTGCGGAAATCTTAGCGGTGTTATCATCGCCAGCTTTCATCGCATCACGGGCTTGTGATAGTTTGTCTGTAACCTGTCCAAGTCTAGGATTAGATTGTAGGACAGATTTAGATTTTTCAATTTCAGACGTGGTTTTAATAGCGTTATACGCTTGCTTGAAGATGTCGTCTTTAACAACTTCTTCTGGCTTACCTCCAAATTTGGAGATTAGAGCCTTAGCCTCTGGAGTGTTGTACTCTGGATTTGCGTTATAAAACTTAGTTTCTTCTAAGTCACTTCTAAGTCCAGCAATTTCAGCTGAATAATCTGAAGGGACTACAGGACTTTCAACTTTTGATTTTAAGTCCGAAACTTGTTGACCTAGTTTCCCAACGTAGGAAACTGTTTCCTTCAAGGCTTTGAGGGCAGTTGGTTTGTCAGCGTACTGACGACCAAGTGTCTGGTTGATTTCCTCTAACGTGAGAGTATTATCGCCTTGAGAGACGGCTTGTTCCACGATTTGAGAATCATTCTCGTTACCTTTTGAAGTCGCAACGTCGTTTACGTCAACTCCAGGGACGGAATCAGAGGGATTGAATTCTTCATTCATTGTGTTCTATTTCTGTTTGTTTGAGATTCTTTCGACCTATTAAGAATCTAATCCCTAAGCCCGTAAAGGCTCAGAGTTAGACTCCTACTTATTTAGAACTTCTACAATCTCACGAATCTTATCTTCGATTTCGGAAGCTGTTGGACGTTCAGGTAGGGGTTTAATTTTTGTTTTTTTAAAAATTGACAATAATTTCTTCATGTGTGGTAATTACTTGATTATTGTTTGAGTGTTGTGAAGCACGACCTTCAACTTTACGGATAACTTCTAGTAAGATTTCAACTGCTGTATTACGAGCTTTAATGTCGAGTACAACTTCTTCGGGACTTAACTTGTCATTAATGTTTCTAATTGATTGTAGGTCAAGGATGTTTTCCGATAGTCGGTCTTTAATCCAAGTCCATCCTTCTGATTTACAGAAGTCGTCAATCATTTGTCCTTCACGTTGAATTGCTAGTGTTTCTTTATCCATTACATATTAATTAATGCTTGTGCTTTACCAAATGCTTCACCTGTATTTGCTTGAGTAGTTACCTCAGTTGGGTCTTGCTGACCAGCCCCTGTAGGGGGGGTCATTTGAGGAACTTGGGGTGGGGATTTAAATGGTCCAATTCCCATCTTGTCAAAGATTTCTTCTAAGATAGGTTGCTTGTATTCGGGAGCGGCTTGTAAGGCGGTGATAAGGTTTTGAACCATAACACCTGTGTCGTAGTCTTCGTTAGTGATTTGCACAGCAACATCGTAATCCATGATATTAGGGACATCATCAACTTCGATGAATCTTTCCTCGCCACCAGATTGAAGTTTCTGCATAGCTCGTTGCATTTCTGTTTGAGCTTGAATTGGGTCAATGAACCCACCTTCTTTATCAATCTTTTCAACCTGTTCATACATCTCTTGGGAGATGATTTGCTGGTCATAGTCTTGAAGTCGGTCTGGGTAATAACGAACTACGTCTTTACGTTTCAAACTTGAAAGCATAATCGGCATAGCGTGGTTCTTCATCCAACGCTGTAAGAACATTCCAATTCCTTCTTTAATGAGGGAGAATTGAGATGTCGCATTACGATTCTGGATAGCACCGATAGTAGCAGTAGTAGAAGCTGGCATGGTCTCCCCTGTCACAGCCTCAAACGCACCAGTTACCTGACGTGCCCAACTCATAGAGTTGTCTTCGTCTCGATAGCTTGCAGGACTTGCATCTTGCATGGCAATCTGTTCAATGTCTTGCATGGTCTGAACAGTAATAGCACCGTTAGCAGCTAGACGTGAGATTGACTGAGGTGTGATGCCTGAGCCTTGTCGGATTTTAAAGATACCAAGTTGAGTAACGTAAGAACGATTGATACGGATATTAACGATAGTGTTAATCCAAAGCTGTAGCATCATTACTTTTTCAGCCACGCCCTTTCCATACCATCTTCCAGGAACACGTGTGTACCATGCTTCTTCGTAAGGTTTTGGTTTGTTTGTTTTTTCGATTAAGTGAACAACCCAGTCGCTTCCCGCAGAGGAAACAACAATACGTCCTTCAATAATTTCTTTTCTATCGGATTCTTTTCCTGTAATAAGGAATTTAGACATCTTACCCCAGCGTTCAAACACTTCACGTGCTTTTACTGAAGTGCTTTGTTGGTGTCCATATCCAACCTCTCCGTCTCCACGGTCAAGATTAGTTACCCCATCAACGTCAGTGTTAATCCAACCATCCATCTCTTTGATTTCATCAATCGTAAGGATAGCTCTTTCAATCACTGAATCAGTTTCCTGAATAGAGTGTGCTGTAGGGTCAATGTAAAAGTTTAAAAGGTCAACAGGTACGATTTTGACACAGACTTTCTTTCGCTTTTCGTCATAGTATTCAAGAGTCTTCCAGACTGCTGTTCCGTCAATAGCAATCATTCTTTCTAGTTCGTCTAGTGACTCACCGAATCCAATGTAGTCAAGTTCGTTTTTAGCAACTGAACGGACTAACGAAACCAACCCAGAGACTCCTGGTCTCTTGGCTCTGAAGGTAATGTCTTTTGTGTCGAGGTCGATATTCTTAACTACCGACTCAACAAGAGACTCGGTTAATGGTACCCAGATTTTTTTACGACCTGTAGTTGGGTCGATTGGTGAATCAAAAATTCCCCAATAGTTTTTTCTAAGCTGACGAATCAGGTTTCGCATTTGAAATGCTACCTTCTCGGTAACAAATGCAGTAGCAGTTTGCCATTGTCCTTTTTCGTTTTTAACAAGAGTAATTGCCTCTTGTTCAATATTTTGTTTCATGAGTATGAGTGAGTATACAGACTAAAGTCTTGGTCTAATTCACCTGGTAATACAGGGTCTAGGGCTAACCCCCAGTACCGAAGCATATCTGCTGCATGAGAAGACCAATCGTGAATCGGTTTATCTGTGTATATTTGTTTTTCTTCGTTCCACTCGTAGCGGTAACGTTTTATTGCATCTAAAAATTTAGAACATTTAGTTTTATCAATCCACAATAGTGGAAATTTCATTTTTGTGACTCGGATTCCTTCGGTAATCTCAGCTCTAGGGAGAACAATAAAGTTAATTCCGATTCCAGCAGCTAAATTAGCGGTGGTTTCGGCTGTAAACTTGTCTCTCTGGCGAAGGTCATGTGGTCCATAGTGTGAACCGTAGAAATACCCTTTAGCATCCAAGATTTGACGGTAGAAACTCATGGATTTACCAGAGTCTTCGTAGTAATCAATCATGTGCCACTGCCCACTTGGGAGTTTTTGGAAGAATCCTATAGCTGTAGCATCTCCGACTCCAATATCCCAGTAAGTGTAGACAGGATAACGGACATCATAAGGGACATCTGTAACTCGTCCAGCTAAAATAGCCCCTGTGACTTCATCGTCGTAGACCCGTCCTTTAAGAACAGGGTCATCCCAGCTTCCTTCGTACCAAGACTTCCTTAAATTGTCGTCTGTGATACTCTTGAGCATCTCCACGTAATGAGGAGCGGCTGTAAGTAAGTGAGGATTATCGTGAACTGTAGCGGGAATAAAGACTCTGTCTCCAAATTTAGTCTTAACGACCACAGGGTCTTTAGGGTTTCCTACTATCCCCCATCTCTCTTTTACCCATTCGTGTCCTGGACCACCTGGATTGGTAGTACAGAAGACTTGTGGGGTAACAGATGGGTCAGAGGTACGGCAACTAGAGATTAGTTTTTCGTAAGAATTTTCAGAAGGAATCTGAGTTAACTCCTCGATAACAATTTTCTGGTATTCGTGACCTTGGTACTGTTCGTAAGCGTTTTCGTCCTTTAAGTGACCAGTGCGAATCTTCGCCCCTGATGGGAAACGAATCTCAACTGGGGAACCTACAAACTCTGCTCCTGTACCTGCGTACATTTTTCGAGCACGGTCTACCCAGTCACTTAAATCTTTGGCGTTCTGACGAATAACTAAAGCTCTCATTTTCGGATTAGAGATGTCGTACATCAACCAAGCTAGTCCTGCATCAGTTTTACCACCACCTCTAGCTCCACCGTAAAGAATTTCAAATTCATTCCTTACTAGAGCTTGGGTTTGTCTTTCCTGTGGTGCCCAAATGATGTTAACTTTATTCTTTACACTGCCTTTAGGGCGACCCTTCTTCTTTGGGGTGGTGTCGATAATTTTATTTACTGGGTCAATCTTTACCATATTTCTTCTTCGTAAGTCAGTTCATCAGACATTGCTGGTATCCCAGGCATCACTAAAGGTTCGAGGGGCTTTTTAGAATTTTTAAAAATTTTTCCTAGTTCCATACTTTGACGTTTGCGATGAGCTTGAACTCTACACTTAGTTGAACAGTATAAAACTTTTTTAAATTTTTTTTCGCAGTTGTTACAGCAGACTTCTGTCATATGTATTCGTTTCGTATCACTTTGTTACGCTAGCGTTTCACTTGTAACGGAATCGTTACTGATTGTTACGGGAGCGTTACATTTAGATTTAATATAAATTCTGTGGTGACCATAAGGGAATTTCGTCGTGGGTCCCATCGCAATCGGGGGTGGGGGTATGGGTCGGCTTGGTGTAGGGTCTGTTTTAGGCTTATATATGCCCTTTATTTTATGTATATATGCCCCTGTATGCTCTTAGGGTGCTTGCCGAACTCAAATTGTGCAGGCGTACAACGTATATTGTGCGACACTACCCTATTACTGGCTTAGTTAAGCCCCTTTTTGTGGTAGCTGTACCACTCCTAGTGTTTGTCCGTTAGATGTTAGGTCTAGTTTGCTTGATTCTTGGTAGTTATGCTTACTCTTTAGTAGGAATATAGGGAAAACGGGCTTGTTTTCGTTGATTCCTTTCTCTAAAAGGGCTATTTCTTGGGCTTTTTCTACTCTTTTTATAGTCGAAGCATACTCTGGTTTTAACCTATAACTAGCTAATGTCTTATCGCTAATCCCTAGTAGATATTCGTATTTAGCTAATAAAGGTACTGTATTGTTATCTTTACAGTCCTTTAAAAACTTCTCTGTTATTTCTTTAAATTGTTTGGGAGTTACTTTGTTCTCCCCTTTTAGTGCCATTGTTTGTATTATTTAGTATTTATTTCTCTTATAGCTTTTAATAGCCTTTAGAGTGTTGTTTGGTTAAGTGTTTATACCTCTTTAGGTTTTATCGTTGCTTAGAATTGATTATATCGCTTCTGTTTTAGTAGTTTCGTTGGGTTTGTATTGTTCGTCTAAAATCTTCTATTAAATATCTAGCGTCTATTGTGTTGCCCATTTCATTTAGTAGTAGCTTTAGGATTCTTTCTTGTTCACAGTATAATATCCAGTTTACTTCGTCTTTATATGTTAGTAGTCTTTTAAGTTTGGTTTTGTTTGCTTTTATGGCTTGGTTGATATAGCTCATTTAAAAGATTTTATGGCTTAGTTATGCGGTGTATGGTGTCTATTGTGGATAACTAGACATTTTCACTTGACAGTGTCTATTCTTAGGTGTATACTGTATATGTAAGATAAATTAATCAAAACAAATGAAAACAAAATATGTAAAAGTTAATAGGTATTATACGAGATATGTAAAGTATGTACCGGTAAGAGTTTGCCAGAATTGCGACCACAAGCACATCAAGGCAAATTTAGTGAGTTGTAAAGTAATTAAGTTATAAATGTATGATATTCGTTCAATTATATTAGCTAACTCTTAGAGCCTGTAATCAAAAGATTATGGGTTCAGTAGAGCAAACTAAATTAAAAAGCTCTTAAATAATATGGAATTGAACTTTCAAGAATATAAGGCTATTTACAATCGTATGCCTAATAAATACCGCAAACATGGCGATATGCCAGTACAGCGAGATTTATATGATGATGTAGATAACTTTATTCAAAGCTCTGATTTTCATAAGTTCTATGTCGAACTAATGTCGTTTGGTATAAAACTTAGTTAGCCAACCCTTAGAGTATCTAATTTAATTAGGTACTCAATAGGAGGGGTTAAAAATTAACGTGTACTTAGTACACAGCAAGGAGTATTTTATGAAAGTAATAATTTGCGTAGATTGCCATTATCAAATACCCAAAGATGATTATCAATCTATTGCGATTGACTGCCCACAATGTGGCGGTCGCAGAATAGAACAAGAAGATACGGAGGTACAAAATGATTAAAACAGCAACAGGCGCACAACGATATAATAATCGTATGCAAAATATATTCGATAACGCTAAAGTGTTAAAAGAAAAATATCCAACAATACACTGCAATAGATGTGATGAACTATTTACTGGTACTAAAGAAATATTTGGTACTCGTAAACAAGAAGTTATCACAATCAATCATAGATGTATCTAATAATTAACTAATAATAAAATGAATGAAATATATATCCCACAAGTATCAGAAATAACACAAGCCGATACAGCACGAGGAATTGCTCAAGATTGGCAAAATAATTTTGCAGACCAAAATTATGATTATCAAGACTTAGCAAATTGGGGAGCTTACTTTGGCGAACTAGCCGAGAAGTTTCCAGAACTCAAAGATGAATTTCTAGAAAATGGCATTATCTAACCGCTACTAGGCAATAACTAAGTTGTTGCCCTGTACTGGCTAGGAACTAGCCGGAAAAGAAGTTTCGGCTGGGTAACTCGGTAATACTGGGTTATTCCAGTCGAACTCCTTGCTTGTGGATAACTGTATTGCAAGTGTCTATTGGATAGTATATAATGAAATTGGAAAGGAACTATATGAACTCTAAAGAAATCTATCAACAATATCTTGATAAGTTAAAAGTTGAACAGGCTCAATCTAAAGAGCCACAAACTCTTAACCAAAAAATGATTGTTAAATTATTCAAACAAGGTAGAAGCAAACTTGGTATCGCTAAAGATTTAGGGATAACAAGGGCTTATGTTTACGAATACTTAACCAAACAAGGTTTACACAAAAAGGGCTAACGCCTTTTTTTCTTTGTCTTTGGCAATCTAAACCCTATTGGATTGGTAATTGGTTTACAAATACAAACTAACTTGTTGCAAATATCGCAACGCATTAGCTTTTCAACCTTTTTAGGGTCTAACTCGACATAATCATCTTGTAGTCTTGCCATTTTTGAACTTTAATGCAAAATCAAATTAGGTAGATACGATTAAACAGCTACTTCTTCGGTAGCTTCTGCAACTGGTTCGGATTCAGTAACTACTTCTTCGGTAGCAACTGCGTCAGAGCCAACTTCTTCAACGGATTCTTCTAAGAACATTGAGGTAAATTTAATAATAAAAAAACACCCCTTTGGGAGGTGTGTCTACGGGTTTCAACCCTAAGCAAACTTTCACTACTTACATTATAGCATAATTTTTAAACAAACACAATAGCAATACTAAGATTTTAAGTATTTATCCATTAATTTTTCCTTTAATCTATAAGTTGGTATAGGGTCATCTCCAGTGGTTATATCAACTAAGTATTTCTCATTAGGTATCTCGTCAATAATCTGCTTACACAGGCTTTCTATGAACTCAAATATTGCCTGTTTTTGACCAATGGACAAATAGTTTTGTAAATGCTTTGGAATTAATCCACCAGTAATTCTATCATTCATTAATTCATCTCGCCAATTATTCATTTTCTTCAATTTTAATATTCTCTTGAACAGTAAATTCAACCTTAACAATCTGCTCATTTGTTATCTTTAAACCGATAGTAATATATCCAAACCCGATACGGTCTGCTTCGTAGTTTATTTTGTTGATTAGGTCTTGTTCAAATTGGGTCATATTTAAGGGGTAGTAAATTCTTAAGTGGTGGTTTATATCGTCTTTCGTATAAACTCGCTAATTTGGCGGTAGGTTCGTGGTAAAAATCAATTTCTGATGTAGGTCTACAATCTCTTGTTCTGCGAATTTCTTTATATCTTCCAACTCCCAATTCTTAATGTTGTAATAGAAAGGAT